AACAAAACAATTTACCGATGTCGAATTACTGATTCACCAAACCTGTCAGAAATTCAGAAAACAATATGGTGGGAACTACGATGATCTATTTTCTCTCGCCCAAGAAGTTTTTCTGATCGCCTGCCAAGACTACGATGAAACAAAAGGCGCGAAGTTCTCCACGTACTTGAGGAATATGGTTTGGTTTCGATTGCAGGATCGTAATCGAAAGATCCAAAATAGATTATCGATCTTACCGAAAGCAGATTCGAGAGAATTAGATAATGTGAAAGTTCTAATCATAGATGAATTTGATATGCTGGAATTTCTCAGCAGATCTAATCTATCCGATAAGGCAAAGACGGTAATCCAAATCGCCCTTGAGAATAAAACCGTTCCGGCATCAATGCGAAATGGGCAAGCGGCTATCCGTAAAATCCTGATGAAAGACGGATGGAAATCTGCGGAATGTTCTGCTGTGTTTGAGGAAATCAAGGAAGCATTTTAATGACTAAACTATTTGATTATCAAAAAGAGGGAGTGAAGCAGATCGAAAAATTCGATGGGCGTTCTCTGCTCGCAGATGAAATGGGATTGGGAAAAACAATCCAAGCATTGTACTACCACAAAAGAAATAAGGGTGGAACTACAATCGTCATCTGTCCTGCATCAGTCAAATATAATTGGGCAAGGGAAGCATCGATCCACATCGGAGAAAATGCTAAGATCCTTGAAGGTCGAACGCCACCAAAACGAGAAGTCTTTCAAAAGAACAACTTCATCATTCTGAATTATGAAATCGTCAGTGGGTGGATTGAATATCTCAAGAAACTAAAACCAGATATTCTTATCCTCGATGAATGTCATTACATTAAAAATCGAAAAGCAAAACGGACTCGATACGTTAAACAATTGGCAAAGATATGTCCTCACGTTCTAGCGCTGTCAGGCACACCGCTAACAAATAGACCTGCTGAACTTTGGACAGTTCTTAATATCTTGCGACCAAACATCTTCAAATCATTTATGCCATACGCATTAAAATTTTGTGATGCGAAAAGAAACGCATGGGGTTGGGAGTTCAAAGGGCATAAAAATCTGGGTGAACTTCACGATCTTTTGAAATCCAGTTGCATGATCCGACGAAAGAAAAAAGATGTTCTGAAAGATCTACCCGAAAAATCAAGATACGTAATTCCTGTTGAGATCTCAGACAGGAAAGAATACGACGAAGCTGAAGACGATCTAATTGCTTGGCTGTCTAAATACTCCAAACAAAAAGCGAACGCAGCACAGAGAGCAGAGAGATTGGTGAAAATGGGCTATCTCAAAAGGCTCGCGGGTGAATTAAAAATTGAATCCGTCATTGAATGGATCGAGAAATTCCTATACGAAACCGACGAGAAATTATTGGTGTTCGGTATCCACAAAAAAGTGATGGAAGAATTGAAATCCAGATTCCCTAATTCAGTTGCAATCGACGGCTCAACTAAATCCAAAGATAGACAATTGAATGTGGACAAATTTCAAAACGATTCGAAGACTAGGTTATTCTTTGGTAATATCCAAGCAGCGGGAGTTGGATTAACTCTCACAGCCGCGTCAACGGTACTTTTTGCCGAACTTGGGTGGACACCCTCAGAACATTCCCAAGCGGAGGACAGGATCCACAGGATAGGTCAAACGAATGTTTCCACCTGCTACTACATGGTGGCAATTAATACCATTGAAGAAAAACTATCCGACATCATTCAAAACAAACAAGACATTCTCAGCGCCACTTTGGACGGTGGGAAAATTGATGGTGACTTAAATATTTTCGACCAACTTCAAAAGGAGATTCTAAGATGACGGGGAATAAAACGACTGTGTATATTCGGCATGTGCCGCGCGAAGTCAAAGATCATTTCAAAGCATATTGTGCCAAGCGTGGTATCACGATGGCAGATATGATTACAAAAATGATGAGAGAAAAAATCCAAAAGGACTCAACCCTTGATTACACTCGACGATCTACTAAGCCGACTGCGGATTGAATTTGTCAGAGAAGGAAATCATCATTGTAGATCTGGATGGATCCAAACTGATTGTCCTTTTTGCGGAAAAGATTCCAAACGATTTCATCTGGGATGGAACTTATCTTACAACTATGTCAACTGCTGGAAATGCGGAAGCCAAAGAATTGCACCGACATTAGTTGAGATAACCGGACTAAGTTTCAAGGATGTTAATAAACTTCTGGAAGATCTCAAGAACTCAAATCCAATTGAGTTCGATGATAAACGTGGAACATTAGAGATCCCAAAAGGAGTTGGGGAACTTCTACCACAACATCGTCGGTATCTTAAAAAGAGAAATTACGATCCGGATGAACTATCTGATCTGTGGGATATTGGGGGGATCGGGATTCATACCAATCTTTCGTGGCGTATCTTCATTCCAATAACATTCCAAACAAAAACGGTTTCGTGGACAACGCGAAGCATCAGCGATGAAGCAATAATACGTTATTATTCAGCCCAAGCAGAGCAAGAAGAAATAAATCACAAATCGATATTGTACGGAGAAGAACATTGCCGCCACGCGATTATTGTTCACGAAGGTTGCTTCGATGTTTGGAGAACTGGGGTTGGATCCGTTGCCACTTGCGGAACTGGATTCAGCAGATCCCAAGTTCTCAGAATTTCAAACTATCCTATTCGTGTGATATGTTTTGACAATGAACCATCAGCCCAAAAGAGAGCAGAGGAAATTTGTGATCTTTTGGAACCATTCAGCGGAGAAACCTACAACGTAGTTTTATCATCGAAAGATGCCAGCGAAGCAAGTAAAAAAGAGATCAACCAACTGAGGAAATTTTTACAATGAACGAATCTTTCAAAGGAGTGTGGATTCCCTCTAATATCTTGAACCTGTTTCAATCAAAAGAAATATCTCTTTCGGAAGCATTTCTATTTGGGGCAATCGCTGGACTAGAAAATGATGATGGATGTTTTGCATCGAATGATTATTTTTCAGAATTACTAAATGTCCATCCCAATCATATCTCAAGAATGATCTCCAATCTGAAAAAGAAAAATCTGGTTGAGCAGTCATCTTTCAATGGGAAAAAACGATACTTGAAAACCATTTCAACGGACAAGATTATTGCAGAAAATAGCGGCAGACTTAACATCAATGTTAAGGCAGACTTAACACCAGTGTTAAGGCAGGATAAACATCAAGGTGAAGTCTCTCTATATAAGATAAAAAAGGATAAAACAAAGCGTATGGTGAGCAAACTTGATTTGGGAAAAGGTAAGAAAATTGCAGAAGATATTGATATTGATCTCACCAAAAAATTCTTGGTATGTCTCCCAACAAAATATCAAAAGCCAAATCTAAAAAATAATTCACCCAACCACTTTTCAATGTTGAGGAAAAGGGATAAGATACCAATCCAAGAAATTGAAAAAACCATCGATTGGTATTCTAAAAACTTCAAAGATCAATACACTCCAAAATCATATGATGCAAAAACATTCAGAAAAAAATATGATCGAATCTTAAATGCGATTGAAAGAACAAAGAATCAATTACCGCCAATCCAAGAAATTGAAATATCTTCTGAAGCTAAAAAAATAGTTGAACAACTCCAAACCAAAGTTTGGACTAAAAACACATCTGAAAAATTAGCACCTTACGTCCAATTAAGTTTAGACAACTACAAAAAATTCTATACTGAGATCACCAAATTATCTGTAACAGAACCAGATGAAAATCTAAACCGAAGTGATCGAATAAAATTCAGAAAAAAAAGAAGTTTAATCAACCATTTGATTGAAAGTTTGTCCTCTCCGACACATTTCATTTCGACTTGGTTCGATAATATTTGGGAACGGACTCACAATTGGGAACAGTGGAGTGGGAATTTGAAACCACTTGTGTTTTCCATTGAAGCGAATGAATTTGAAAAACACATTTCAGATTTGTTTGTTGGGTTTGGACGTTCATCGCAGGAAGCAACCAAATTTTTATCGGCGCTACACAAATGAAAATCACCAAGAGGCAGGGCGGGGAAGAACGAAAAATCCTTATCGGGATGATCGTGGACAAACAAGTTTTAGGGAGAATCTCATCCAAGTGGGAATCCGGTTTATTCAAATCCCAATGGGGAAATCTAATCGGTCAATGGTGCGTGGATTTTTACAATGAATACGAAGCAGCACCCAAAGAAGAAATCGAAAGTCTGTTTGAATCTTGGGCTGGATCCGTTCATGCGGATGACGATACAATTCGAATCGTCGAAAAATTTCTCGGAAATCTGAGCGATGAATATCAGAATTACGAAGATGCTTCCAACAGCAATTACACAATCGATATTGCTTCTGAGTATTTCAACAAAGTAAAGTTGAAACGATTATCTGATTCCATTCGTGGAGATGTCTCATCTGGAGATGTCGAAAAAGCACTCAACTCCGTGAACCAATACGGTCAAATCGAAATGGGATCCGGAGCAGGGATTGATGTTCTGACGGATGAAGATGCAATTCGTGAATCGTTCGAAGAAGCACAAGAACCAATCATCCAATATCCACAGGCGCTTGGGGATTTCTTCAAAGGTGCATTACAACGAGATGCGTTTATCGCATTTATGGGATCTGAGAAGCGGGGCAAAACTTGGTGGCTTTTGGATATTGCTTGGCGAGCAATGTGCCAACGGAAAAAGGTTGCGTTGTTCGAAGTTGGCGATATGTCACAGAACCAAATCATGCGAAGATTGATGACGCGGGCAATTCGAAAACCTCTTACGCCACAAAAATATGACTACCCAACTTTCATCGAAAAAGAACACGGCACTCCAATGTGCTTAGTTGATTTCGATCATCGGGAAACTACGAAACCAGTTGGATGGCAATCAGCATTGAAAGCCTGCAAAAAAGTTCTGAAGACCAAAGTAAAATCAAAGGACTCGATGCTGAGATTATCTTGTCACCCAAATTCAACTTTAACTGTTGCCGGAATAAAATCCATTCTCCAGAATTGGGAACGGGATGGATGGGTTCCAGATGTGATCGTAATCGATTACGCGGAT